GATGCGGAACTTTTTCGCCTCGTCCTTCCAGCCCGAGGCCCACCGCCGCTGCCGCCACTCCATCTCCGGCACCGTGGCCGCCGTGCAAACACCGTCCTTTTCCAGGGCCTTGATAGCGTCCGACAGATAACTCCCGCCGTCCACGCCCCCGTTGATCCGCCCGTAGAGATTGCCCGGGCTGAGGCGGACAAAAGGGAGCCCCGCCTCGCTCCTCAGGACATGAAGCGTCTGCACCGCGGCAAAGGCGTTGCAGGCATTCGTCCCGTCCTGATCGAGGACCGCCGGGACCAGGTGGCTGAAATCGATCTCCGCCCACTCCTCCCGCGGGATCAGCCGGATCTCGGACCGCCCCAACTCCGAACCCAGCACGGGATAGACCGCACCCGGATGAAGCAGCCGGGGATGACACCCCAGGTGGTACTCTCGGCCATCAATCGTGACAGTCATCATCATCTGATCAACCTCCACCGGCGGATCGTCGGGTTCGCTGGGACGGGACACCGCCCAGTCGGACAGGCCTCCTCAGGCCCCGTCGGCGAAGATACGGGCGGCGGTGGGTCCACGGTCCGTGCGGAACCCACCACCAGCCCGAACCGGCTGAGGAGGGCACTCAGCGACGAGGCGTCCGGAGGGGCAACGCCGGCATAAAGCTCGGTTCCGTCCTGCAGGATAAACAGCCGCGGGAGACCAGCCTTCTTCGCTGCGTCAATGTAGGGCGCCAGATCAGCAGGCGTCTTGCCTGTCTCGTCCACGACGTCCTGGTCCACAATCCGCAGGTGCCAGCCCGCCCGCTCGATTGCCGCTCTGATCTCCCGCTGAATGATCGCCGCGGCCTGCGAGGGAGACCGGTCCCCCGACTCCTCGATCCAAATCACGGTCTTCGGGCCCGATGGTATGGGCTGCGGTTCCGGTTCCGGCTGTGGCTCCGGCTGGGGTTCAGGCCCAGGTGTGACCTTCCACGGAAAATCTTCCAGGACGATGTCGTCGCCGACAACTGCGGCTACGAGGATGCGTCCGTCGGGATCAACGCGCCAGACTTGCTTTGTGGCACCTTTGACTGTGACGACGAGGCTTGGCCCCCCTTTCGCTTCGAATCGCAACTCGCCGGCAGGAGCGACCATGGCCAGCCCGATGGCCAGCCAGCATGGCAGAAACACCCTCAGCATGGTCAGGCCCCCTGCTCTTTTTTCAGCTTCGCATCCGCCACCCCGAAGATCAGAACGGCCACTATCTGCAGGACATCGGAGGCCTCCTTGGCAATCCGAATCGCCTCCATCGGCTTGATCCGCCCATCCTCGAGGGCGTCCTGAATCGCCTTCTTCAGTTCCGTGAGTTCTTTCACCAGGTCCATTGTCATTCCCTCCAATCTGCGAAAACTCGCCTTCCAGACCCGTTTCTTCTTCTGCGGCGCCTGTTCCAGAAAACACGCCAGACAGGGGAGCCGCACCAGCCGACCACACCGCGGACAACGCCCGATCGGTCCCGACGCGGGAATCGGATCCGGCCCCTCGGCCAGGACCCGACACACGGCACTCCGCGACAGACCGGTGATCTCGGCGATCTTGCGGACCGTGGCCCCGGTCTGGCGGAGCTTCCAGATCCAATCGCGATGGGCCTGCGTCACCGCCATAGGTCGATTCTACCCCCTCCTCCCTGAAAAACCGGGACACTCCCGGCCGTGGAGGACCTCCAGGGCCCGCAGATACCAGGTCGCCACTGCCCCCAGATCGCGGATCTGACAGAGGACCAGGGCCGGCGGCCCGGGGACAACCACCAGCGGGATGCGGGCCCCGCACCGCTCGTCGGCAAACTGCAGCGTCGCCTCCGCCGAACTCAAATCCCCCGCCTCACAGAGACAGAGATCGGAAAGGACCACCGCCGGGTCTCGCCCCGAGGCCTCGGGGAGATTGAGGATTAGCCGTAGGGCCCGGCGGATCGTGGCATGCAATTCCGGAAAATCCTTCACTTGGCAGGGGCATCGCGCCTCTTGGTCCATCGCTCACTTCCTCCGGAAAAACTCGCTCCTGGTCACGTTTCACCACCGCGGCAGCCGCCGCAAGACCACGATCACGCCGGGCTCGAAGCCCCTGTCGAAGCTCACCATCAGCTTCCGGATTTGGCTATCGTCCTCGATGACCCCGGCGTGCTGGAGGGCATCGAAGAGGGCCTTGAGGATATTATCCAGGTCCCGCTTGCGGTTGTCCGGCGGGCAGACCGTGACCCGGCATGCCACGGGACTTGTCCCAAACCCCGCATGCCGGTGGATATGCCGGTAGGAAAACCACCGCTCGGCCACCCGCTGACGAAACTCCCGTGCGGCCCCGGTGAGAACCACCTTGCCCCGCCATCGCCGCCAGAACGTGTTGACACTCGGCGGGTAAGGGAGCTCCAAGCTTACGGACGTACTTGACATTTGTGAGTCTCCTCCGTGACGCATGCTGGCTGGTCATGTCGGTTTCGTGCCATCCCCGTGGCGGCTGGGGATATCAATCAGCTCCGGCTGCCGTTCTTCAAAATGCATGACCGCCAGGAGGTTCCAGACGGCATGGGCGAGATGATCCTCACTCGAATCGCCAGCCAGATAGAGATAGACATGCCGGAGAGCATGGTTGATCAGATCACTGGCGGGCATCCCCTTTTCCCATCCCCGCTCGCCGTATCTGGCTGCCCCCTCGGCGTACGTGGCCGCCACCCGGCGGAGCCCAATCGGGGTGATCAGGTCCCACCGCTCGCCATCGGCGTCCGTGCTGCGGATCGCCCCCGTCGAAAAGCTCTTGATCTCATTCCCTTGCTTTGTCACGAACCCAATCGGCATCATCTCCAACCCTTCCGTTTCAAAAGTCATCAAGCCGTGTCCTTTCAGCCAGGTCAGCCACAATGGCCCGCGGCGATCGACGCTCCCTAATCCCCGTATCCCGCTTCTGCTCCCCTTGCCCGAGGAGCTGACGGTACTGATCCATCGGCAGGACCCCCAGCTGCCGCAAGATGTGACGCTGGGGATCGTAAAAGACAATCTCGATGCGGTGCTGCCGCTTCGCCCGTAGCCACATCTCCCGCCGGGCCTGGCCGGTCTGGCAGGGGCAGAGGGCAACGGCCGTGTAAGGGAAGGCCGGCAGCTGGCGGCTCGCCAGACACTCCGCCACGGTTTGCGGGTGGAGGATATCCACCAGGCCCGTGTCCTGGCAGTCCCGACAGCGGACCGTCTCTTGCCCGTCGGCCACCGCCCGCCAGCGGACGGCCTCACTCCTGGCTACGATTGTGCGAGCCCATTCGGCAACAACGAAGGGGAGACGACTGTTGCGAATGGGGTCCCCCTGCAGAAGCTGCTTGCAGGCCTTCTCCAGGACCGCCGGCGGGAGTTTTTCCAGGGCCTCCTGGGCAACCTCCATGTAGCGTCCCCGGTTCTGGGTCCGGCGGAGCCAGTCATCGAAATCAGGAAAAAACTGGCCGACAATGGCCACAGCCCAAAAACGCTTATTGTCAGTCGTCATGCATAAATGTCCTCCTCGTAATGGGGATCGTGTTTCGTGTGACGAACGCCACAGTCCACGGCACGATTCAGCCAGTTGACGAGAAACCGGGTCATTCCCCTGGACGTCTTTCGCTTGCCAGGATTGGCCATCAACCAGGCATATGCCTTACGAAGCTCATGATCCACGTCGAGGGTTTGATAACTCCTCTTGAGCATCCCGTAAAACTCGGGCGGCACCCGCCACTGGCCCTTCGAGCCCTCGCAGGGAAAAACAAGCTCCGCAATGTCGCCTGGCAGAGACGGCGGCGAGTTGACTGTGTCAACCTCGCCGCAAGATTTTTCTGTCTCCGTGCTGATAGAACATTCTCCAATACAGATTAGGTTTAAATCACTTTCTGATTGTAACGAAGGAATAGATCCTCTCTCTGTATCTGTACTGTAATGTAATGTAGTCCCGTTTTTGTCCCGATCCTCGCGGGACAAATTCGGGACAAATTCGGGACAAACACGGGACAGATGAGGGACAGTACATTGATCAGACACTTCTCTGGACGGGAGACCTTTGTTGTGTGCCCTCTGCATGCGTTTTTTCTGCCGTTCCAGAAAACGCGACTTGGCGCCTCGTCCCAGCCATCGGTCAAAATTGGGGATGCTGATCCCGCATTCGGTGCTGGTGAGCCAGCCAACCAGTTCCAAGGCGTCCAGAAACTTTTCCGAGATATGACAGGCGGCTGCAGCCATCGCCTTGGTCATCCCCGGAAACGTACCGTCGCTGGAATGCTGCTGGGCCCAGCTCCAGAATCGTATCAGAACGCCAACGACCTCATCTGGAGATCGCTTCGTCAAGGTAGCGATCTGGACGACTTCCGGCTTGGAGGGCAAAGCAACAGAAATCGGAATCCAGTCCTCGGCCATTCCGGCTTCTCTCCTTTCCGTGCCTGCCTGGCACCACACCAGGCATCCGCCCGGCCGGGACTCGAACCCGGCGTCCCTCCCTGCGGCGGCCAACCCGCCCGGGCGTACCAGTTCACGTATGCACGACCGCGTCGGCGGCCCCGTGAACATCCCAGTTCCGGAAGTATTCCCGTAGCTTGACGTTAATTCCTGCTGCGACGACTTCGTTTCCGGGGTGAGAAAACAGATCAGATAAGAGGATCGCTGGGCACGCTATTTCGCCAATCTTGCCCGTAAGGTACCTGAGAAACGTTTTTACAGGTCGTGATCGTCTCATGTTCATGCCCTCCGACGACCTATCGTTTTGCTCCTGGTTAACAGTCAGTCTCTTCTCCTCTTAGTCGCCCACCGTGTGGCAACGACTTTCACTCCGTCCTCGAACTCCACGAGGACGTTATTCGGACCAAGCCGACGGTTGTCTGCTGGCACAAGTATCCGGCATCGCTGCCCAAACCGCTCCGGCAACCACTTCCTGATTCGCCAGACATGAGGATAGTCATGATTGGCTTCCATAATTTTTCCTCCTCCCTTTTTCGCCCAGCCTCCGCAGCCACCGGATCGGCGCCGGCAGATAGGCCTCCGCTCGGGCCTCCAGGGTGTCTACCAGGGATTCCGCCAGATACAAAGGGATGGCCCCCTCCTCGACCAGCCCATAGGCCCAATTGGCCCAAATCTCAATGGCCTCCCGCTGCGAGGCCATCCCAATCGGCAACCCCAGGGCAAATCGCTCCCGCGGTCCACAGACCTGAACGATCGTGAACCTTCCATCCGCTGTGATCGTGAATCCTGCCACGGCTCACCTCCTGCTTCTCCTCGATCCGTTCAAAACAATCGCGGTTGATCAACCCCATGCTCTTCCAGCTTTTTCAGCAATGCATCGACATGCCGCTCCGCCGCCTGGGCCTCCCGTAAGGCCGAGATCGCCCGCGTCGTGAAATAGCTCCGCTGTGACTGCCGCATCCGCCAGACGGCATCTCGCAGGCTATGGAATGCCCTCTCGACACTCTGTAAACGGCAACGGAAACACAGCCCGCAATCCCCGGTTTCGCAAATCTCCACCATGCGACTCATGATCGTCCTCCCTGTTCATGGGACCGAAAACACTGCGACTTTTTCCGGGTTTTCTGGTCCTTCTCGATCAGCTCCGATCGGGTAATCACGATCTGCGGCGGGGCCTCGATCCCCAGCTTGACCTGTCCCCTGCGAATCTCGCCTACCACAATCCGCACACCGTTCGACAAAACAATCGCCTCATTGATCCGTCGCGTCAGCACGAGCATCCCTGAATCCTTTCCTGAACAAAGCCTCCTAACGACTCACCGTCTTCAACGAATGTTTCTTATCCACGGCCCGATTGAAGAGCTCGGTCTTCTCCTCATGGTCCAGTCTGTCATCTTCCCGAATCGTGCGGATGATCAGGTCGATCGTCTCCGCCGTGGCCTCGGCAATCGCCTTTGCATAGTCCAGTCGCGGAGGATTCTCCACGACCGCGTCCCGCTCCTCTGGCCCCTGATGACAGCACACCCTCTCCCTTTTCGATCCGGGATTCGCCCCGTTGGTGAAGGGCATATACTTGAGCAACCGCTTGATCACCGTCTTGCGGGCCATCTCGCCCCAGTCCGTCTCCCAGGGGCTATTGTCGTTCCCAAACGAGCCGCCCCGCTCGGCATTGGCCTCGATCTCCGCCCGGGACATCCACTCCACGAGGGGCCGGACCCCGTCGCGGAACCAGACCACCGCGTAGGCCCCGATCGGTTCTGCGTCCGACGCCTGGAGGTTCGGCCGATGGGAGACAATCCGTCCCTCCGGATCCCCGAAATCGAGGTTGAATTCGTCCTTGGCCCGGACCACCCGGGCCTCCACGTGCGAGACCCGCGGGTTGGCCATCGCCAGGCGAATGAGGGCCCGGTAGTCCGGGACAAAGACCGCACGGAACCCCCCGGATCGGGTCTTGTGCGGAATCAGCGTCCCCTCATTCGTCAACCCGCTCGGGTCCAGCCCCATCGCCACCGCGTCTGTGACCGCCTCGATCAGGGAACGGTTACTACATCGACTGAGGAACTCATCCTCGGAAACCACCCAGACGACGTTTTCGATCACCGCCTGGACGTTCAATCCGCTTGGGGCGATCGCCTCCAGACGAGGTCGAATCCGCTCCAGTTCACTGTCCAGTGTGCTCATCTTCAGTCCCCCTCAGATCTCAATTCCTGGCGAAAAACAAAAACCCCGGCCGCTGCACAGGTGACACAGGGGGCAAGAGCGACCGGGGTTTGTGTGTCACAATGACCAACAGTCAACGAACGAGCCGAAGAGCTTTCTGCGAATTGTCGAGTTTCGGCAACACGTCGCAAGGACGCGATTTTCCGGTGTCCACAATCCGTGGATCGACGTAATGCTCGATCGTCGTTCGTAGCGAGACATGCCCAGCTTGCAAGCGTGCCAGTTCCGGATCCACGGAATAGACGTATGAAATATGGGTCCGGCGAAGCCGATGCGTCAGACTCTTCCCTGGCCCCTTCCCCCCGGAAATGCCCGATTTTTCCACTAAGCGACGGAGTTTCTTGCAGACTTGCTGGCGTCGCATCTTTCCCGGAAATAGTTCCGTTCCCTGAGATCCGAGAAGGATTTCGAGAAAAGGAACAAGGTTGTCGGGAATCGCAAGAAGCTGCTCCCGTTTGTTCTTGGTATGACGCAATCGTATCAATCGGCGTTGCAGATCGACATCGGATTTCTCCAGGGCGAGAATACTGCCCAGTCTTGCCCCCGTGTAATAGATTAGAAGAATCAACGTCTTCCACCAGATCCAGCCCGCTACGCCCCCGATTGGTGAGCTTGGCAACGCTTCCACCGTCGCTATGAGTTTCTCCAATTCCTGACTCGTCCAGGCCACCGGAACAGGCTTCGTGAGTTTCGCCCTTGGCACAAATTTGGGCGGACGTGACACATAGCCCATCCGATAGGCTTCCCGCCAGAGAGACCCGATGATGGCGGTTTTGTTGTTCTTCGTCCGTTCTGACCCAGAATAGCGTTGCCAGAAATCTGATAAGTGGGTCTCCGTCAGCTCCGTGATCTCGATATCCCCAATAAAAGCCACGAAACGTGCCGTCACTCTCTTGACCTCGGCGGCCCACTCCGCAGAGACCCCAACGCGTACGGACAGATAGACCTGGAGAAACTCGGCAATCGTCATACACGCCCCACGTTCTTGAAAGAGCCCTTATCATCGAAAGTAATTGGCTCCGCCGTGGAGTCAAATTGCGGCCGTGTGGGTCGATCCGTGCTGACATATCCGATTTGCTTCCATAATAGTGGCCGGCGCCGGCCATTCCCGGACCGCCCGGGGTAAGGCTCCAATGTGCCGGCGCCGCGGCCACCGCCGTTCCTATCTCCCTTCAGGGGCGTGCTCCGCCGCGGATCGCAGCTAGATCACGGCGAATCCGCATTTCCGTCATGATGCGACGGATGAGGTCCGGCTTCGTTCTGGCCCCGCGGGGCGACGCGCCCATGCTTTCAAGCAGCCGTCGGAGCTGGGCGACTGACATGGAGCTAAGCGATTGTGAATCCATCGCCAATCCTCCTCGAAATATGACCGGCAGCCGGGAGACCGCATGACCGCCATGCGGATTTATTCGGAATCTGGGAGGCACGACGTTCCGCTCCCGGCCACCGGTTTTCCTCTGGAGTTTCCGCGGGCTAGACGCCCGGTTTTGATGGGCACCCGCCAAGCCGCCTCAGAGGAGGCTTAGAAGGTGCCGACGTTTTAGTGAACTGTTCTGATAATACACCGCGGTAGAAAATCTGTCAATAGGCTTCAGCCCAAGATTATCTTGCGATTATTTCTGCACTTGCGCTGACCCAGAGCGAGGACGACCAACTTTAGTTGGCCGAACAGTGAATTTCGCGACTTCGTCTTCAGGAATAAGCCACAACGTTCCTGCACGCTGTGCCCGCATTTGGCCCGACTTGATCCACTGCCAAACACGATAGCGTGTCACCCCAATTGACCGCGCAGCTTCCTCGGTCGTCAGATATCGCTTGTCACTTGTTTGAAACACGATGCTCATGCCTCCATTCTACACACAGGTGGAATATAGGACAAGAAACATGGCAGGTGTCACTAGGCACGTCGGCACCGCCGAAGCCCCCCAGTCCTCGCGGAGCTGGGCACCTGCCATATACTTGGTGTTTTTCCGGAATATGCTAGAATCTTTCCTGAGGACCTAACATGACATCTCGATTCAGGAGTCGAACCAATGGTGAAAGCCTTCCTGAAATCTCGCCTCTGCGACCCACCAGTGGATTGCACGCCGGCAAATATCAATTCCGATTTGTTAAAGCAGCCCATTCCTGGCGACAAAGTCTATCATGCCGCACTCGAGGCTTATAAAAGCCAAAATGTATCTTTTGTGTACGCATGTCCCCTGGATTCTAGATAAAACGAGAGAATGCTTAACATCTGTTGCTTAAACTGGGGTACTAGGATTCGAACCTAGCGCCACACGAAATCTCCATGAGTAGTTCGTGTGCACAAAAGGAGCATTAACGAATCAGTGCACCTGAGTTGGAGTCAGGTGCGCGCTTCTACCGCGGAAGAGGGGCCAGTGAAGACAGGAAGCGACGGAAGGGGAGGACGACCGGTATCGTGGCGGGAATTACCGATGACCCTGGAAGGGGATAAGCATACCCCTCGTACAAAACTGCGAACTAAAGGCCTGCCGACGACCGTCTCCACATTATGGCCCCTGCCTATCTATATGGGAATGCCACTTTAGGGGCGGATAGAGGGCAGAAAAGACAAGAAGACGCCCCAGTTATCTGAGGGCATTGTAATAGGTCGCCTCGAGGTCGAGCGCGATCGGTGCTACATCCTGGCTCAATCGCTCGTAAAGCAGCCCATCCGCAGCGGGCCGGTGCTCGAAGCTCCAGGCCGGGACGGGCTCTCCCGTGTTTTTCATCAGGTCCCGCCGTAGGACACACTGCCCGATGTCCACGGCGTTCACGCGGGGCGGCACTTGGGGCCGCAAATAGATAGTCCCATCAGGCCGAACCTGGCGAAAGATGAACCATTGGGCCGCGGGAAATGAGCGGCGGGCCAGGAGGAAGACGATTTCCAAATGGGGGTGGATCAGGTTGTCGTCGTCCAGGAAGTAAATCCAGCCTGAGTTTATTTTTTCTAGGCATTCGTTGCGGAGGCTATAGCCCCCGACAGAATCGGATTCTTGGCCATAATCCCAGTGAGCCAGGGGCAAATCAGGCGGCCGGGCGGGCAGACTGGAAACGGCTCGGTCGAAGATTGCCCACCAGCGCCAGGGAATACTCAAGAGACCCCGCAGCGATAAGACCAGGGCGGGGAGATTTTGCGGCCGAGATACTGGGGTGATGATGTGCAGGATATCCATCGCTAAGACCCCTCTTTTCCTCATATAACAAGCGGCCTTCATACGTCAGCCGGTTATAGATCAGCGAGCGGACGATTGCATCCTTGAGTTCTTCAGCCGTCATACTCGCCTCTCACGACTCCGAGAATTGCCGCAGTCTCGTCGTCGAACGCGATGCGCAGTTCCGCCGACGGGAGTTCTGGCACGTGCTCCGCGACAGTCTCGTACCAGGTTATATCGGCCGTCCCCCGCATGAAGTGCTGGGCGTGGTAGGAGCGGGTTGAGCCGTAGCGGAAGATGTAGCCTGGGCGGGGCTCGATGAGGAGGGGATCGGCCGGCGGGCCGCATTCTTCCTGCAGATGTCGCATGAACTCCTGGTCGAAGTCAGCCCGCCCGTGGGTGGGCCAGGGGACCTGTTCCCAGGCCCGGCGGGTGAGGACGAGGGAGCCGTGGAACCGCCCGGCGGCCGGTTCTTCCTCCAGCCGCCCGGTGTAGAGGCTCCAGACCCGGGAGGGCTTAGCCCATAGGGCCCCGCTCTGAATCATGGCCACAATGGAGGTCTCCAGGTGCCAGGTGAGATAAATGTCGTCGTCCTCCCAGATCGCCAGATAATCCGGGTCCCAGAGTTCGATGGCTCGCTCGGCCAGAGCATTGTATTTGGAGCCCAGATCGGGAAATCGCCGCGAAGTGACGATTTGGATACTGCCGATGGTCGCCGCCTCAAGGGCCCCGCCATCCTCCCAAATCAGCATCCGCCGCGGGAGCTCGCAGCGTTGGGCGAGGAAACAGGCCGCGGCGTTGCCAGTCAACCCGGGCCGTCGAAAAGTCGGGCACAGGGCCGCAATCATGCCATTGCTCATGATTCATTATCCGTAGCAGTAGGTTCGGGGGCCGGTTCCACGGGGAGCCACTTCCCTAGCGGACAGGCTTGGTCTGCCCATTCGGCCTTTCCGCCTTGCCCCGTCGGGGCATCGATCAGGTAGCAGCCGCAGATCGAGCAGCGGTTCTCGCTGCGGTGTTCGCAGAGGGCGCAGAGATCGAGCCGGTGTTGCAGGGTGGCCTCATCGACCCATCGTGCCCCATCGCGGTAATGGTGGATGGCGGCCCGGGCGAAATTGAAGATCTGCCGGGCGGTGGAGGGGAGTTTCGGTCGGTCCTCCGGCAGATTGGAAATGATCGTCAGTCCGTTCCAGTCCTCGAAATGCTTATACACGATCCATTCAGGATGTTCTTTGAGGAAGCGGCGGAGGGCGGGGAGGAGTCCCGGGCCGCCATCTTCGCCCCGTTCGCCGAAGGTTGTGGTGTCGTGGAGAACGATCCGACCCTGGACCAGCGGGGCGTAGCGGGTCAGTTCGGCGTAGCACTGGGGGGCGGTGTGGAGGGTGTCGATGAACAGGAGATCGATCGGCCCCGTGGGGAGTTCGACCTGGAGGGAGTCGCCCAGGATCAGTTCCCAGTCGATCTCCACCAGGTTGCGGACAGACTCCAGCCAGGGTGGACTGGTCCTCTCGATGGAGATGAGTCTTTGCGGTCTGGCGGCCAGGAAGGCGGCGGTGCTGCCCCCGCGGGCCACTCCGAGTTCGACGACGAGTTTCTTCCCGGTCGCGAGTTCTCGCAGCCGCGGGATGTGTCCAGCGAGATCGGGGTGGTTTTGGGTCTGCCAGTCGTACCAGCTTTCAATCGATTCGATCCGTGTTGGCCCGCAGCCCCCGCAGCCGGCCTTTTGGCGGGCCGGTGGGTTCAGGTGTTTTTCGGGGTCGGCCACGAGGTAGTCCCAGTCCTCCTGGCTCATCCGCGTGAGGGCCCCCTGGGGAGGTGACCCATCCCCCGGGTCCTCACCCAGGCCCTCCACGAAGTGGCGGTGGAGCCGGTCGAGGGGCAGTCCCAGTTCGCGGAGTTCCAGGACATAGTTGCGGACCTTGTTCCACTGGGTCAGGGGATAGGGGACGCCATTGGGGCGGGCGAAGCGGTGGACCCAGCGGACGGCAGGGAGGCAGAGGCACTGGCGGCCAGCCTGGCGGTATTTCTCGTGGATGTAGCATTCTTCTCCGCCGAAGCCGCGGGCCAGGGGGTGGAAGCCGAGCCAGCTCTCGCGGCGGGCGGCGAAGAGCCCCAGTCCCTGGGCGAAGATCGGGAAGGGCTCCCCGTGGGGGTCTCGGCCGCGGGGGTCACTGCCCCAAATTCCCCACATCTCGGCCCGCCAGACATCCTGGAAGTGTGTCCAGACGTGGCTCCCGTCATCCGAGATGAGGACCCCCTGGAGGAGGTCATCGCAGGGGTGATGGGCCTCCAGGTATTCCCGCAGCCTCTTGATGCTGCCGAGGGCTAGCAGAACGTGGCAATCCAACACTAAGACATATTCCCCGCTGGCATGATGGAAAATGGCGTCCCGGGCCGGGCTGGTCCCGACGGCCTGGCCGAAGGGGACGTAATGGACGGGGCGTTCCGGAAGCGAGACGGAGCGGCAATAGCCCTGGAGTGTCTGGGCCACGGGCAGGTGCGGGGCATTATCGACAATCAGGATCTCGCAGTCCTGGAGGGCCTCCTGGTGATGGACCAGAAGGGACTGGACGGTGAAGTAGACGCCGTCGAAGTCCGCATAGGTCGCCATGCCGATCGTGAGCTTCATATGACCTCCTCAATCAATCTCTAACGACACTGGACATAGTAAATTTCTCCCTGATACGAGCCGGATCGTGGGGGGCTATCGCAGACGCAGGACGAGCTGCATCCCTCGTAGGTGCAGTCATAATAGGGCATCCAGCCGTATTCATCGTCCCACTGCCAGACACACTGGCAGCTACTGCAATGAAGTGTCGTGGTCGTGCTGCTGCTCGTACTTGTGGGCGTGGAGGTGGTGGTCGTTGACGTTGTGCTCGTCGTGGTGGTCGTCGCAGGCAGGCATGCCAAAGCAGCATAAGCTCCGTGGAATGCGCCGATCCCTTCGGGCGGCGGTGGGCACTCGCAACCCTCTGAGCATCCTGCATCTATGAGGATCCATGTCTGCTCTTGATCGCTCCACCACCAAGTGCAATCTCCATCACAGGATGGCTGCCCCGTTGTAGTCGTCGGTATGCCGGTTGTGGTCGTGCTCGTCGTCGTGGTCGTCGGGGCTTGGGTGGTTGTTGTGCTGGTGCTGGTAGTCGGCGCCGCGGTGGTGGTCGTGCTCGTCGTCGTGGTCGTCGGGGCTTGGGTGGTTGTTGTGCTGGTGCTGGTAGTCGGCGCCGCGGTGGTGGTCGTGCTTGTCGTAGTTGTGGTCGTCGGCGGCGGTGGCGGCGGTGGCGGTGGTTGGTCGATACACCGGGACACCACCATATCAGTCCAGATTTGCTGTTCCTCATCCCAAATAGGGCCCGGCCCATTTGGCGGAACGCACAGGCAGCCTTGAGCGCAACTTTTTGTGAGGCGCCAGACACGATCCCAGGCATCCCACTGCCACGTACATTCGCCACTGCACGGCATTCGGGCCATTAGGTCTAACTGGGATAATGTCCTCACGCAATCCGTGTATGCGATTTGCCCACTGGCGCTAGGCGGGTAGTCGGGCGCCCGGCAATTCGGACAGTTCTCGCTGCAGTCTGAAAATGCCAAATTCCAAATGCCAGTTGGTTCTCCTCCAGACAAGTTAACAAATTGTCCACGCCATTCACAGTGTCCGGTGCATGGGCATATCCGTGAGAATTTCGATTGATCGCTCGTGCAGCCAACGACATAGAAGCCTGGCGCGGGAAAATCCTCGGGACATACGACAGGACAGCCACAAGCCGGGCCCGACGCTCCTGTGGCACAGGTGTTGCCCTTTGAGCTAATCGATATCCGGCCTGCGTAATCGCTTGTAACCTCATAATAACACATCCCTATACAGGCGCAAGACGTGGTGGTTTGGGTTTGCGGAATACAACCGATCGTGAATGTGTCATTCTGGGGCATGATGCCCAAGGATTCGCAAGGGATCGGCGCGCACTTGCAGCCGCTGCTGCATTGTTGCCGCAATATCCGCCCGTCCGGATAAACTTCGCACTGGCCTGTGCAGGGGCCGCAGGTGGTGGTCGTGGCGGCCTCGGACGGACTTAGGCAGGGGACGGCAACAGTATGGCCGGGCTGCATCGGATAGCAGGGAGGGGGAGAACAGGCGCAGTCCGCCGGGCAAGTATTCGAGATGATCTGGACCGCCGAATCAATCACGGCGTAAAGGCAATACCCGGCGCATGGTCTAGTCGTCGTGGTGGAGCTCGTGGAGCTCGTGCTGGAGCTCGTGGTGCTGGAGGTGGTCGTGGGGGTGATAGTGGTTGTCGTGCTCGTGGGCGGCGCCCCGCGGCATAGGGATTGCCGGCACTCTCCGGCTTGCGTCCCGGGAAAAGGCGGGGCCGCGCAAGGGCATTCGGGAGGGCAATTTCCGCCGTTCCAGGAAGACCCATCCCAGGTCATGATACAGGGGCTCCCGCAGCCCAGACTCGTCGTTGTCGGGGGCGGCGGTTGAGATGGCGGCGGGCAGGGATAGGGCCAGGTCGTCGTTGTCTCGCAAATGCAATGGCAGGAGGTGTAGGCAATGCGCGAGCAATCCGGATTGCTCGGGGGCTGAGAAGGTGGATCACAGACGCAGCTGAGGCATTCGGCCTCCTGGTCCCCAGTTTTGCAGGGGCAGAGGCGTCCCACCCGCCAGCGTTCGGTGCAGGTGTCCTTGGTCTTAATCCAGCGGTTCCAGTCGAGCGACCAGATCCACTCGCAGCCACCGGTGCAGGGTGGACACGTCGTGGGGGTTGGCGCTGGGCGTTGGCCGCAGTTGGTATGGTAGAGGTCGCACTGGTCGCGGGGCTCCCGGTCCGGGTAGGGGCAGGGGCATTCGGGGCAGCAGTCGCGGGCGACCAGGCCCCAGCCGAGGGTCCCGCCCCAGCCCAGGACCGCCTTCCACTGGCAACCTTTGCAGCCTGTCCCGCAGCAGCAGTCGCGGGTGGTCGTGGTCGAGGTCCACGTCTCGGGGCAGCAGGGGTGCCCGGGGGGATAGGGGCAGGGGGTCGTTGATCCCGGGGCCGTGGTCGTCGTGCTCGATGTCCCGCGGCAATCGGGTGTCGGGAGTCCATAGTCTGAGCGGACGCAATCGGTGGAGGCGGAGAGGCAGTCGCCCCCACCGCAGAACTGCGGGGGGATGCACTGACAGCCTTCTGCGCAATCCTCTGTGCTTAGGGTCCAGGCCCGGTTCTCCTCGTCCCACGCCCACTGGCAGCTCCCGCTGCAGGGTGGGGTTGTGGTCGTGACGCAGGGGACGCTGATCTCCCAGGAGTCGCCGGGGCTGCACCGCTGAGGCTGCGGGGCGCACTGGCATCCGTCGGGGCAGGTCGCATAGACGATTTCCGCCGTCCCGTCTTCACAGCGCCAGGTGCAGGTGCAGGGTTCGCAGTTGCCAGTTCCCCACGCGTATGGTGAGGGGGTGGTGGTTGTGGCGCTCCCCTCGCCCCGGCAAGTCAGAGCATAAGTCGCGGGTTCGACGGCCGTATGATGGGCGGAGAGATAAATGATGGGCTGCGGGCCGAAGTGATACTCCACCGCATCGATATCGGAGTAGGCTTTTCGTTGCAGGATATTGAATGATCCGGGGGCGATGGCGGCATGCGCTAATCGTGCCGGGGCCACGACTTCGCTCAAGGCGCGGATCCGCTGGATGATAGCCTGCCCGCAGAGCTCGGAGATGTTGCAGGCAGTATTCTGGTACCAGCGTTGCCCGCGGCCCACGCCCGTATCCTGCTCGAAAAGCCTGACGCTGGTGTACTTCTTCTTGGTACACTGCGGCGTTGCCAAGATCACCCGGCGGGCCCGCGGAATGGTATCGCGCACCAAGTCGGAGTCGCCGGAAACGACATCGATTTCAAAGCCCTGCTCCAGGGCATAAGGCCGATTGGAGAAGATCACGATAAAACGCTCGTGATCGTCCATCAGCCGGATGAAGGGGCTGACGACCATCCCGAGGCTAGCCGCTAGGGCATCCAGGATCACTGTCGCGGGTTGGCCGGGTGTCTTCCAGGCCTCGGGGTCAGGCAGGATCGGCGGCAGAGTGGTCGTCGTGGAAGTCGTGCTGGTGCTGGTGGAGGTGGAGGTCGTCGAGCTCGTGGAGGTGGTGGAGCTCGATGTCGTGCACACCCGCATCGTGGTCGTGGTGGTCGCCTCGATCCCCTGCTGGATATCGGGCAGAGTTTTCAGGACCTCCTGCGGGAGTTCGCTCCAGCGAGTCGGCTCCTCCAGGGCCGGAGTATCGAACCAGATCTCGCAATTCAAATCCCGCTCCAGGGCCTCGATGACTTGGACCCAGCTGCGGGGCTCCATCGGAAGATAGACGAATTGGGCGAAGAATCGCGGATCGGTCAGGACTAGCAGATAAAGCTCTTCCCGCGGTGGTGTCGTGGTCGTCGAGCGCAACCCCTCGGTGGCCGCAATCGGGATCATGTCCAAGGGCCGGACGGCCAGGCTGCGAATGCCCGCCTGATCGTTTCGCGGATCACTGGTCCAAGTCGTAAGTTCAAACCAGGTCTGAGTTTCCAGAGCTTGATAAATGGCCCGGGCCCGGCGGGAGTCGATGAGGAAGAGCCCGATCATGAAGCGGGTCCCGCCACTGGGGCACCACATCCAATTTAGATGATATTCCCGTGGCAGGGTATCGGCCCAGCGAAAACTGGACCAGCCCCCTAGTGGCACAGCCTTGGTATCACCCAGCCAGAGTGTGGAAGGCGCAAAAGGCGCATTGGGCGGGGCCGTGTAGGGCCACCTCCCGGGTGGCCAGTAGCGGCGGAACCAGCGGCGAGTCGCCCGATCGGCCGCTAGGATGGCGAAGGGCTCGCCATCCAACTGAAGCATCAACTCGGGGGCAGATAGGGGTTCGCTCACGCCAGGCTCCAATCGAATTCAATCAGGAAGTCTAGGGCAAAACTTGCGTATTCGATCTCCCCGCGGTTGCCCCGGAGCCAGACCAGGGGCGTGGCATTTGTGGCAGCGACCGTGCCGCGGAGATTCCAGCCCGCATAATCCTTTCCTACCAGGGCGGACAGAATCTTCCTTTTCCAGGCAAAGGCCCCGTCGTCAGGGTCGGTGAGGCGGACATCATCTTGTCCTGGTCGATCGCGGCTGAGGCGCATGAAGAGCCGCACCCGGAAGCCCCAGCGCTCGCAGAGATTGCCCGGGGTTTGCTCTTCGACGACAAACTGTCCGGCCAGGGGGCTGACGACGCAAAACGTGGGATGCGGCGGGATGCGGGCCGGGGCCAGGTCATCCGAGGCCAGGAAACAGGCCTCGGCGGGCATCTCCAGCCCACTGCGGAGGAGCTGCAGGATCCAGCTCAGGATGTCGGAGGGTTTTGTATCGACGCGGCTCATGATCTCCTCGGATTCGGTCCCAGGTCCTCGGATATCGCCTGGGCGGCCGGGAATCCCGCCCACTGGTCCGCAATGTGCGGGAGTCGCCCGACCGGCCATGGGGCGGCCTCCTGGGTTAGCGGGGGGATCCGGTCCAGGGCGTAGAGATAGCGGGCCCGGACCCGATAAATAAGTTCGTCTCCCATGGGCGATGTCACCGGCGGGAGGATCTCGACCTTCCAGTCCACCAGGAAGCCTTTGACACGATTGGCATCTTCGTAGTCCACCGGGGCAGGGATCTTGGGAACAACCCCGTACCGTTCGGCGTCCACGACAATCAGCCGCTGGGCCGAGCCCAGACCCAGCTGGATGACGACCGCCGTCGCTTGATCCTGACTGACACCCGTCGGGTCGAGGAGTCGCAGGAACTGGGCGCGACCCTTCCTGATCCGGTAGGTACTCTTCATCCGGGCGTAGGTGTAGTGGGCCTGGCGGTGGTCCTCAGACCACTTGCTCTCCCCTTCCGTGACCGGCTGCGGGACATCCTCGACCCGCTGGACGAGTGTCTCGGGCTCTTCGGGTCGGGTCACCTCCTCCGGGGCCCCGGCGGGGGCCGGCCACCAGCCGGTGGCGTGCCAGGGGTGATAGGGCCGCTGCAGGTAGCACTGGAAGAGGGCCACGGCGGCCGGGTCCCGCTCGCCACCCCAGGTGTTATAGCCATAGGGGGCCGGCAGCCAGGAGAGATTGGGATCGTAGTGATCGAGGGGAGGGGGACCGGCGGCCGGGATCGGCCAGGGCTCCAGGCCCTTCAGATCGAAGCCGATATTGAAGACCTCATCGTAGAAGTTCTGGGCCTGAACCTGGTCTGTGGGCGGGGTGTACTGATACTCGAGGATGATCTGGACCTCGGCCACATCGCCAATATTCTCCGTGATCTCGCAGTTCACGGGGAGCCAGTTGAACGTCTGGAGTTCCTGTTTCTTTCGCAAGAAGCCCGTGAGGGCATCGAGGATCTGGACGGCCCGCACGATGAGGGCCCGCCGGGAGACGTGCGGCGGGCCGAGCAGGCGGATCAGGCACTGCCCCCCGAACTTGGTCCCCTGCTGGGTCCGCTTGGTGTTGCGGACCTCCATCCGCGTGGCGGGCCAGGGGGCCGCGGTGTGGACCTGGCGGTCCACGACCTCGTAATCAGCCGAGAGGCCATCCTCCTTCACGGCATACCGCAGCCGCTGCCGCTTAAAACCGGCCTCCAGGGCCGGGACGACGATCCAGCGGTAATCGAGGCCGAGCTGCGAGACCGGTTTCGAGAGTCGCAGGCTGCCGTGGATCGTCCGTGTGAGATAGAAGTCCTGGTCGAGCTCCTCCTCGACCGACCAGCGGTTGTCGAGGACCACCCCCAGCTGACCCAGACCCTGTTCCAGGTGGTACCGCCGCTCCGGGGTGGCCGGGAGCTCCAGCTTCTGGCACTGGACCTGCCAGGAGATCTTGAGGGCCCTCGTCCCAATCGGGCCGAGGATCTCCAGATTCAAGGGCTGCGGGCCATGGGCCACGTCGCGGTCGGGGTCGTCGGGGGCCGTCTGGGCCGGGAAACACTGGAACATGACCTGGGGCTCGACCTCCCCGTTGGGGCCGAAGATGAGCTGCTCGACGCGGAGCGGATGGCGGGGATCCATGAGGGCCTGGCGGATATCCAGCCAGATCTCCCGCCTCGTCAGGGCGACGTTGCTGGTGCAGTAGACCTGCATCTTCCTGGTGTGGACGTCGCTGTAACTGGCCAGATCGGTCACCAGCCCCTCGAAGGTCATCGTGAAGCGGGAGTACCAGGGGTCGGTCTGCGACGGGTCGTAGACCAGTTCCTGGCGGAAGGCCCGGGTGAGGGCGTTTTTGATCGTGATCTGGTTGTAGGTGACGGTGATCATTTCTTCGGACGCTTGTTGAAGAGCTCAGGTGGCTTCTGCCGCTGTGGAATATCGATCTGCACGTCGCGGAACCGCTGCATGCGGTCGAACCACCAGTCTTGAGGGCCCTTGCCTTTCTCCACCCCCAGTTTGTTCAGGCCCCATTCCAGCTGCCTGTTGAGCCAGCCCGCCGAACGTTCCAGCAACTTCAACCCGGTGGCGACTTTGATCATCTCGCCGGCGGCCAGCCCGGCGGTTCGTCCCAGGTTGGCCAGGTTGGTCCCCAGGATTCGGAGATCTTCTCCCCCCCGCCGGTAGCGTTCAGCCATCGCGGCGTAGAGCCGGGTCGTGAGGTAGGTCCCCTCGGCGACCCGCCGCTGCTCCTGGAGGCGGGCGGCCTCCAGCTGGGCGGCCAGGCCGGCCATCCCGGAATGGACCCGCGTGAAGGACTCGGCCGTCCGCTGGATGGCAAAGACGGAGTCCTCAAGGCCCCTTGCCCACCGCACAAGGGCCACCGTGGCTGAGGCCAGGGCCGTGACCAGGGCCAGGGCCGCCCCCACTGGCCCGGTAAGGACCGCGGCCAGCCGGGCCAGGGCCCCACCGACCTGACCGATCATCCCCACGAAGGCCGCCCCGCGGGCCAGCGTCCCCTGGCTGATCCCTGCAGCTTGGGCAGTCTGGATGGCCTGCGGGCCCCGCATCGCCACCGGGGCCCTCCGCAGACTGGCAAAGAGCTGACGTGTGCTTCCCCGCTCGGCAAACTGCGTCAGAGACCGCCCGACGTACTGCCGGAGCGGCGAACGACTCCGCTCCAGCCGCCACCGCCAGACCCGCCCGCGACGGGTCCAGAGGAGGTCCTGGAGCCGCCCCGCCAATCCTGAGGCCCGCCGCCTTGGGCCTGTAACCCGCACAGCTCCCCGCCCCCTCACGGTCCGTCGACTAAGCCCCTCCACCCGCCCTTCCGGCCGTCTCCGCTGCTCGACGAGCTGCCGGGCAATCGTCTCGGCCGAAGGTGTGAGTTTCTCCAGCTGTCCCAGGAGACGTTTCTCCTGCCCGCCCGAGATCGCCTCGTGTACGGTCCGTCGACTAAGCCCCTCCACCCGCCCTTCCGGCCGTCTCCGCTGCTCGACGAGCTGCCGGACAATCGTCTCGGCCGAAGGTGTGAGTTTCTCCAGCTGTCCCAGGAGACGTTTCTCCTGCCCGCCCGAGATCGCCTCGTGTGTGGCTGGGGGCCGCGTCCCCTGGAGGGCCCGCGTCAGGGCCCGGGCATTGACCTCCTGCAGGACATCGAGATTGACCACGGTCGAGGAGGCCAGGGGCTGCTCCCGGCCCTGGGGAAGGATCCGCGGATCGAAGAGGACCGGACTGACGGCCGGTTGCGTCTGCAGACCGTGGGCGATCTGGCTGAGCCGCTCCCGACCCTGGGGAAGGATCCGCGGATCGGAGAGGAGCGGACTGACGGCCGGTTGCGTCTGCAGACCGTGGGCGATCTGGCTGAGCCGCTCCCGACCCTGCGTCAGGGCCTTCTCGAGGGCCTCCGCCCCGCGGACAATCTCCTCGACGATCTGGGCAAATTCACTCAACATCGCCAATCCCGTTTCGGTTCATCCGCTCGAGTCTCCGGTAGGCCTCCAGCCGCTCGGCCTCCAGCTGGGCCTGCTCCTCATCGGCCAGGAGGGCCAGGAAGGCCGCCTGGGGGATCTGGCCCATGGCCATCCCCACGCCCCGGCAGACCGGCCAGGCCAGCTGCCAGAGGCGGTGATCCCGCATCAGCTCCAGGGCCAGCGGCCAGCCCGGATCGCTCAGTTGCGGGCCGCCGCAGCGGAGGACCTCCCAGCCCCAGATTCCGATAAGGTCAATCCAGGAAAAAAACGCTCCCGCACCTCCTTCAAAAAGAGGTCGAAATCGGCAAAGACATGGACGACCTCCGTCTCAGTGAGCCCCTTTTCTGTCTCAGGATCAAAGCCCTTCAGGTGAAAGATCTCCGCGACGAGCTGGATGAACTCACTGGCCTCGGGGTGCCGCTGCTCATCCCAGGCCGCGGCCAGGACCACCAGGCGGTCCGCCTCGCTCCGCAACCGTCGGTAGATCGGCAGCGGGTCCGCCGCCACCCAGTTCTCGCCATCGAAATAGCGAAACAGGAGCTTCCGTCTGCGAAAGGGCCAGATCATGCCGCCTCCTCATCCTCAGCAGGTTCCCTCGACGTCGTGGTCTTCTCGGGCATCTCCGGCGGGAGGGGTTCTGGCGTCGTTCCCTCCGGCGGTAAGGTGCTCGTCGTCGTCACAGGTTCACTCGATCCCCAGAGTGCCATGGCATCTCTCCTTGCTTCACTAACTCAAGAGACTATCCGGAATCAGGGTGGAGCCAGTCGTGGGCGGGGGCCGGTCCACCAACTCGTACCAGCGGAGAAAACGGGCCAGCGTTGTCTGCCAGACCCCGGCTAGGTCGTTCGTGATCGAGACCGTCCAGCGATCGTTGAGGAACGATTTCCAGCCGGAGGCCGCGGCCAGCCAGGGACCGCCGTTATAGAGCCGCGTCCCGTCTACCAACACCAGTTCATCGATTCCCACCGCCTCACCGCTATTGATGGCCGTCGAGGCCTGGATGACGAAGGTCACGGGGCCGCTGTAGTCAACCGGCAAGCGAAACACGCCGCTGACACCCGTATGGGAGCTGGAGGAAACACTCGTCAGGTTCACGCTCACCCGGTTGACCGTCCCGGCCGAATCACTGAGGGCCGATTCACTCACCGAACGGCGGAGCTCGAAGCGGATTTCGCCGGTGGCCGAGGCCGTTTTCCGCATCCTGGCAAACAGGAAATACGGCCGGTCGGCTTGCAGCTCCACCGATTGGTAAAGGAGCGTTTGCTCACTGCCGTTGCCCACCAGCTTGAGGCTCCGCCCGCGATAAGAAAGCACGTCCCCAGATTGCGTCGTAATGACGCTCACCTCGGGACTCGTCCCGCCCGTCAAGCGGTTGATCACGCCCAGTTGGTTGATATCGCCCGGCGTTCCTTCAAAGGTCACCGTCCAGGGATTGGTCCCGCTGACCGTGACGGCCTCCAGCCCCGGGATCGCACGGAGGGCGGTCTGGATCTCCGCCGCCGTCGGATTGTAACCGATCTGGGCGGTTTGCCAGGTCCGACTGGAGGGATCGGTCCAGGTGAGGATGAAATAACCGCCGGTGGGATTGCCGGTTAGTGTGATTTGTTGGACTTCCGGGCTGGTCACTCGGATCGTTTGGCCGGGCGTCCCGGTATGGATCGTCCAGCCCTGGGGGTGGTCCGTGGCGGCGAGCGTTTCGAAGCCCGCATTCTGCAAACGGGATTGGTCCACCGATTGAGTCAAGACCGTCACGTAGATCCCCGAGCCTCCCGGCCAATTCCGGTCCGTGCGGGCCTTAACGGGTTGCCCGGTGACCGTCAGGCCCCGCTCCCCGGCCACCACCTGCCAGGTCTCGGGATAGCACCAGGCCGCCTCACCGCGGGCATTCTTCAGATCCACCGCCAGGAGGAGATCCCCCTGGTTGCCGGAGGCCGGCGTGACTGTCGAGCTCTGGGTGGAACTGGTGAAATAATAGCCGCCCGTCACCAGGTCCGAACGGATCTGCTGGAGGGCCTCGGCCAGTGTCCGATAGGAAAGGCCCTTTTCCAGGATGTAGCGGCGGATCAGCTTTTGGGCGACTGTGGTGATCTGGTTTTGCAGGCTCCCGCCCGCCGATTCCCAGCTCGTCTCGGCGGAGAGGACCGGATCGGCCTCGGGACAAAGGTCAAGAACCGCCTGAAGGGCCGCGAGCTTCGTCTGCACCGTCCCACCGCGGGCCGTGTCGAGACTCCGCGACAGGGCAAACAGCTTGCCCAAGAGAGAGAAAAGACCGCTGTCATCGCCCGTCGTGTAGAGGTTCATACCGCCGATTATAGCGGCCCATGAAACGGGTTCTGGGACAAAAAGTGATAACCAATCCTGATAACCAGGCGGATCAACCAGCGGGTGTTATGCGGCCTTTTCCACGGGGTGCCGAGAGCCAAGTGATAACCGGCTGATAACCCGGAAGATTTTTGCCTATATTAGCCAAATGTCCACAAAAACGCCCCACGGCAATGCAAGAAGAGTGACTAAGTTGGGAATTGAAAATCACTTATGCAACGATGTCCACGCCAGACTGTCCACAAATTCGTATCTGGACAGTGGACAGTGGACACTGAGACAAGAATTGCTTGACGGGCGCAGAGACGGACTGGAGATCGTTAATCTTCCGACCAGCCTTTGCCGCAACGGCGGGGGCGTAGGCCACGGGCTTCAAGAGCATGAACTCGGAATCCGTATTGTCAACGGAGGTTCGCCGGAAGAAGAAAGGGCCATTATTCTCGGGAAATACCGCCCAAAAAAGATTTCGCCGGAGGTTCGCCGGAGCTGGCCGGAAGGCTTCAAGTCTTGAATCAGGGGCCAGACCTTGCCGAGAGGATAGGCGCGGGGTCCTTTCGCTTTTGCTTAAGCAAAATCGAAGCAAACCGTCAGCAAAAGCGAAGCAAATTGTCCGGACATTCCCTCCGCCAATCCCCCAGCAAACGGCTGAAAAACGACGCTTGGACCTACCCCCCTTTTGGAAAAAGTTTCCTTGAAAGAGGTTTCGCGGGCGTTTTCGGTGTCGAACCTGGACGAAAGTCGCTTACCAGTCCCAAGTATCGGTTTGAAGCACTCTTACGACTAGGTAGCGAGGATCAGCCAGAAATCGACACGACTGCATACGTGTCGATTTTTGTCGGCCTCATTTCGGGGGGGTAAAGACCAGAAACAACCGGCGGCTGGCCCGATAGCACTACTCTCCTACTCCCCTGTTCCTTCAGCGTCGGACCCCTCTTCATCCTCTTCCGCCTCGTCCGGTCCACCAGCAGGAATCAAAAGCCACGCCCCGGTAATCCCTTCCCAGACATCGTCCGTTAAGAGTTTTCCCTCCTCGGCCGCCTTCCGGTTGTACTCCTCGACAAACCGTTGAATCTCCTCGATCGGCCGATCGTCCGCCTCCGCCGCCTTGGCGATCTCCCACAGCCGGGTCATCATCGGACTGTCCGGGTCGGGATTCCAATGCGGCACCGGAATGTCTTCTCCACGCTCAATCCGGTCCCAAATGTCATTAGCATAACTTAAGACCTGACGGATGCGTTCTGGATCACGTTCCCGAAGCCATTCCTTGGTTTCCTCGTCAAGGTCGTCGTACTCCTCGAGATAGTCTGGCGCCACGTCCCGCAGGACCGCAATGACCTCCGGAGACAACTCTTTCTCGTATTGGGGCTTGGATCTTTTTCCCATCTTTAGATCAGTCCCAGTCTTCTTCGGGCACGCCTAATTTCGCGATGGAATACCCTTGCCGAATCTTTCCGCCACTCCCGATCCGTCATCCCTTCGTGAGGCTCCGCCCCGATAAACCGCAAGCGACCGGGTTCAAGCTTGAAGGACTTCGGACGCAAAGCTTCATGGAGCTTCTGGACCCGGTTTTCAAACTCTTCTCCCTCTCCCATCACCATGACGAGGATCCCATCCTTGGCCGGCACTAACGTTTTATCCGTCACCCCGGCCGCCGTCAACCGTTTTTCCAATTCTTCCCAGTCCTTCTCAAACAGCCCCACCCAGCGGTAGGCCCGCCCCCGCACGTCCGGGACGAAGTAGCCCACCGCCTTCTGCTCAGCCGCCAATCCTCCTTGACAGACAGCCGACACGAGTTTTGGTTCGCTCTTTTCCTGGACCGCCACAAAAAAGCTGTTCTCCGCCCCACCCATCCAGGCACCGATGGCATCCCCCAGGTTGGCCCGCTCGATCCCCGCCTCGGCCAAGGCCCGCTTCAAGACCCCCTTCAGCCGCAAGTGTCGCGGGGAACGGAACCGACGCTCGGCGGCCTCCGCTTGCTGGCTGAGAGTCGTTTTGGGGATATCCTTCAGGCTGGGGGACAAGAGGAGGCTGGCCGCCCCGCTCACCCGCTGGAGCGCCTTGGCCCCGGCCGGCGGTTCGCTATCCACCCGCACCCAGCGGCCTTCCACCTTCTGATAAATCCCGCCGGTGAGTTCGGACCGCACGGTGGTCAGCCCCGGCCGGGCCCGAATCTGTTCCCGCACGTCCTGCGGCAGGCTGTAGGTCTCGCTCGGTACCGCCTCGAAGGAAGGAGGCAGCCCGGTTGGCCCACCCATCTCCTGGCCGGGGAGGGCTGACTGCCGGTAGGCCGGATTCTGGAGGAATTCCTCATCCTCGCCCGGCTGGGAGAGATTGAGCAGGTCGCGGATCTCCGCGGCCTTGATCTTCAGCCCCATATCGAAGGCCGCCCGGATCCCCTCCAGCCGTTCCCGGGTGTCATCCTTTTCCAACTCGATCACGAAGCGGAAGGCCGTCGCATCGAGGTGCGGCCAGTTCCAGATGACCAGGCGGCGGACCAGTTGTTCGGTAAGGGTTTCCTGCAGATTGATCGCATCGTAGCGGACGATCTGGAGGAAGGTGTCGAGGTGAATCGAGGCCAGATTCGACCCCAGTCCCGTGGCGTGGGCCTCCGTGGTGAGGGTCTGGCCAAGGATATAGCGTTTGATCTGGTGGCCGAAGAAGTCGGTGAGGATCTCCTTGAGGACCTGGGCCCCGGCCATCGAGGGCTCGATCCGCTCCACGCCGAAGGCGGCCCCCTCCATCCCGGGAGGCCGAGGAATGAGTAGGATGTTCTTTCCTGGCCCTACCCGCTCTGCGGCGGCCTGTTTCATCTCCTCCCGTCCCTGGGGATTGCCGGCCGGATAGTACCACAACTCGATCCCGAAGGCCGACCGTTCGAGGAACTCCATCAGCCAGGCCAGGGCCTCCTGCCGCTGGTACCAGGTCCAGTAGATCCGGTCACGGATCCCCACCCCGAAAATCTTTCCGGCGTTGCGGGGTTCCTCATATTCCCCATCCTCGATGTAGTGGCGGTGGACAATAAGGAGGTCCCTCATTCCGGGCGGCGGAAAATACGCCCAGCCGTAATCGGTGCTTTCGATCTGCGCCCGGTGTTGATCCCGCCAACGTTTGACTTGTTCACTCAATCCCGCCCCTCCCCCCACACGAACCCCAATCCCATCGAGGACCGACCCCCCGTCGGCGTCGATCTTCCAGACCAGCTTATCCCCGTGGATCGGGATCCAGGAGGCCACCACGACCAGCTTCTGACCATCCAGCCAGTCCCAGCGGTAGCGATTGGCGATGGCATAGCGGCCGAACCAGATGGCATGGAGGAGGTTTTCCCGGTACTGCATGAAGCGGGGGATCCGCTGGCAGATCGTTTCCAGGAGGTCGCGGGCCCGCAGATATTCCGGGTCGCTCTCCCGCTCGCACTCGATCCGCCAGTCGAGGAGGGCCACCGCCCGCTGCCGCAATTCGACGCACTCCATGATCGAGGCATCGGCCCGCATCAGGACGGCATGCTGGCGGGCCCGTTTGAGGGCCTGATCGGAGGGCCAGTAGACGCGGGCGGCCCCACCCCCGAAGAGACTGATGAACCCGGCCCCGTGCGGGAAGAGGGATTGGCCATTTCCCGGCGGCATTCCAGGGAGCTCGTGGACCCCCGCAGAATCGACCAAGTAAAGGGTATCGCCAGGCATCTCAAGTTCCAGTATAGGGTTTGTAGATGAAGCCGCTCGCGTCGGGATAGCACTCGAAGGCAATCAGGAGGCGGCTGGCCCGCGAGCCTTTGTTCATCTCGAATTGCCCCCGCACAATGGCCACGGGGAGGTCCCAGCTCCCCACGGCCGACTTGAGGACGAGGCGGAAGGCCTTATTCCCCCCGATCATGACGATCCCGGCCTCATACTGCTTGCCAGGGGAAGGCGTCGCGATCGCCAGCCGGGCCGCCAGCTTGTCGGCCACCGTCCCGTCCCATTTAACCAGCTCCAGGGTCACGCGGACCCGCTTCCCGTGATAGACCAGGTCGACCGGCGGGCCACTCTCGCCCCCCTGTTCATCGCTGTGGATCTCCTCAAAAAAGTCCTCTTCCTGGATGCGGGCCCCATTGGCCGTATATCCCAGGACCTCGAGACCGTCATCGGCCACACCCTGCGGTCCCACCTTGACCAGAACGGCACCGGAAACCTGGACACTGATCGGCATGGGTCATCTCCTTTATCGTTGGCTAGTGATGGGGCCAGCGTTCCCCCCGGTGCGGATAATAGCCATCACAGCGGTCCACCAGGAGATTGAGCCGCTGCATTTCCACCAGGAGGGGCCCGTCGGCCTTCGGCAGTCCCGCCTCCTGAGCCCCGGCTGTGGCGAAGATCCGCTGGCCGCTGGCCAGTTGTTCCAGCTTGTCCCGGACATCGTCGCGGAGGGCCCGCCAGGTCTCCTCCCCGATCGTCGTCACCCGGGCCGCCGTCAATCTCAAGAGCGCCAGCGCACAAACTAGGTCTTTCAAATAGGCCAGGTCATCGGCTTCTAGCGCCTGCAGTTCTTGCAGCGAATAGCGCTTACCCTGCAGGATGGCACTTCGCACCTCTCCGCTAGCCCCCGCTAGGGCCGCCAGAATCCGCGGGTTGTTGGTCAGGTCGCTCTCGGCGGTCCCGTCGTCCCGGGCCAAGTCCGCCAGCAAACCCCGATCGTATCGGTCGATGAGGTCCTGGACCTCGGCCAGCATAGCAGGCTCCTTACAAAGAAGATCACTCAGGTGATGGGCGTAATCAGGGCTGCCGCGGCCGGGGCGGCCAGGCGGACGTCGTAATCCTCCACGACCCGGCCTAACAGCCGCCGGTTGTCAGGATCGTCTTTCTGCTCGACGGTCATCTCCTCGAACATGAAGAAGCAGCAGGCGGCGAAGTTGATGACGTTGGCGGCCCCTTCCATCCCGCCCGGACGGGCCAGGAGGACGGCTTGGTTGTTCGGCCAGATCGAGCTCACCGCCCGCGTACCGCCCTTCTTGCTCGTCACTTTGCGGGTCTCATCGACCACCACTTTGAACCCGTAGAGGCTCTCCGGCACGCCGTAACTTACATTGGTGCGCTCGGTGGCGCCCCTAATGTAGTCGAACCCGGCCTGGTACTTCACGAGCTCGATGATTTCCGGCGCGGTGGCAATCGTCTTCGCCAACCCCGTGCCCATTACCAGCACGAGGTCGTCTTTTGTCACCATGCCGAGGGTATCGTCGAGGATTTTCTCGGCGGCCGCGATCAACGTCTTCTGGATGTACATGTTGGTGGTCGTACTAGTTGACCAGGCTCCAGCGGGTGCGATCACATGCCCAGAGGCGTGCTGCGTACTATCGAGCAGCACGTTGGCGGCTAGCTGTGTCCTAAGGGTCATCGCCTGCTGGGCCTTGGCCGCGGCATGCCGGGCCACAATCTCCCAGGAGGCCTGTTGCACGGCCTTCCAGCCCAGCGTGAAATCAAACTCGTACCGAGTAGTCCGATAGGGCCGGAATTCGAATTCCTGCGTCCCGCTATGGCGCCGCGGCGCGTCGGCCCCATCGTACCAGACGAAGTCGCGGGCATCCGTGTTGAGGATTCGCCCGGCCTCGTCGGGGTCCAAGTACAGGTAATACCCAGTGTCCTGTTCGACGGGGATCACCTGGGTGTACTGCGCGACCTTAAAACGTTTCGGATCGCGGGCGAAATCGATGACCAATTTGTCCTTGGCCAGGGCCACCGGCACATAGGTATTGGATTGGGCAGGCATCACTTGAGGCATGGTATTCTCTCCTTTTCAGGAAGTGATGAGTTTTTTCGCTCCACTCATCACTCAGTCCTCATCACTTTTCACTTTTCACTCTTCACCATTTCAGGTCAGGGCTGGGCGAACCTTCTGCAATGGCAGGACCAGGCAGAGGATCTTATCCCCGTTGGCTCCGCCCTCCAGGGCAATAGCCCCGTAGTTCTGGATCGCGGTCCCGGTGCCCAGAATCGGGACGGCCTTGCCATTGGCGTCGGACTTCAGCAGATTGCCCGCGGTGATGGCGGCACCGGCTTCTACCAGGCACATCTCGCCGGTGCTATAGACCGCTAGCGATTGGCCGGTTTCCGCGGCATAGACCGTCGAGACCATATCCTGCAGGGGGGCTTTATTGGAGCCCTCTTGCGAAACTCCAATGATTTCGCCGTTATCCCCCGCAGGGGCCACCGTTTTGTCGCCACTCAGTTTGACAAATCGGCTGGGAGAAATATTAGCCGATGCCTTAAAACTTAAGATCGCCATAACTAATCTCCTTAGTGAATCCTAATCATCATTGTTTTCCGGCCCGCACGGCCTCCAAAATCTCTTCGAAGCTCACGTCCTCACCCTGTTCCTTCTTCCGCTTGGCAATCGCGAGGGCCCGCTGCCGAACATCTTCACTGTATTTCTCGCGGGCCTCATCGAGTTCCACAGCGGCCCCCAGGGGCGGTAAACGCTCGCCGACGGGGATCCGCCGGTAATTCTCCCGGATGATCTGGATGTGATCGCGGAACTGCTCATCATTCATCCGCGAGTAGCGGCACCGCTCGACCTCCTTCTCCAGGTCAAAGGCATAGAGCTGCCGCAGCTGGACCAGCTGCGAATACCGCTCGGCATTGACGCGGGAGGCCCGTTCGGCCTCGACGTCCTGTCGGAGTCGCTCGAGCTCCGTCCGCTGCCGCTCGAGGTGCTGCTCGAGGAGGTGATACCGTTCCCGCAGCTCGGGATCGGCATCCCGCTCCCGCGAAGCCGCCGCCCCAAACATCTTCCGCTGCTCTTCCGTGAGGGGTTTCCCGTGCACTTCTCCATCTTCCAGAATCCGTTTGGCCTTGTCGGGATCGATCTTATCCGAAGGCTGATCCTGCAACTTCTCCGTCGGCTCCTGGTTGCCCGTGGCGGCGGCCGCTTGCTCCTCCGCCATCTTCCGCTTGGTCCACTGGACCCAGTCCAGTTGTTCCAGGGCCTGGATGATCTCCTGCACCAGTTCTGCATTGGCCATGTTGTACTCCTCCTTCTTCGAGGTCGAGGGAATGAAGGTATTGCTTGAGGCGGGGAGGACCATGGCGTACCTCTCGACCATGGCCTCTCCATCCCGCTCTTGGTAGAGCAGGGTCAGCCCCATATCGAGCCGCGGGGGCTCGGCCCCGAGCAGGGCGATGGGGTCAAGGTGCGTCTGGCGGAGGTCCTCTACCAGGCGAAACTCCGGACTCCGCCGGGGATATTTTTTCAGGACGTCTTTGTGCTCCTGGAAGATATGAAAATCGGCCAGGATTGCCGGCCGCCCACCAAATTCCCCCAGCCGAAACGGCCCGGCAAATCCCACAACCTCCGGCTCGGGCTTCTCCTGGCCGGGGGCCGGGGTGTGACCCAGCGTGATCACGGCGTAATCGCCCGTCTCCTCAATCCGGCGGTTGCAATTGGCCACAATCGCCGCCAGCTCCTGCGGGCCGAAGACCACCCGCCGTCCATCGGAGAGGGTCGCCTGGTGGGCCACAAAGACCGGCACGTCCTGGACGTTGAAAAAGGCCTCCTCGGGAAAACTCTTCGGCTTGGCAATCTCCAGAAAACTCACCATACCCCGAATATACCAGGGTCATCTGCCAAAACCGGGACAGTCACCTCACTCCAGTCCCAGGAGGGGCCGCAGTCCGGGCCGGGCCGGCTTGACGACCTTGAAGACCTGGACGACCTCAAAGGGCAATTTCGAGGTGATCCACTCCCCCTCGTGAAAGACCGTCCGCGGACGGAAGACCTCCGCGGGATACATCCGCCCCGTCTTCGGCCCCCGGATCATCGTCAGGGCCGCCTGCCGCGGGACATAGGCTCCCGTGATCCCCGCCAGAAAGTAGGCCTTCTTGTGCCCCGAGACCGTCCCCCGCTCGCGGAGATGGTCCCAGACCCAGGACCCCTTCGATCCGGCGTCGAGAAAGGCCAGGAACTCTTCTGGCCAGACGTCCCGATAACCGTAGAGACTCCCTGGGAAACGGACCAGCTCCCCTTTACGCATGGTCTCCGCCCAGAACCGAACGTAGAGGATGTGCTGATCCAGGTCGTAGCCGATCGAATGGACATTCGAGGAGCGGACCTCGACCATCTCCCCGCTGACCAGGGGGTGATCCACGGGAAACTCCCGCGGCGGGCCGAACCGCATCGGGACGAGGACCGTCCCGCTCTCCGGGATGGACGTCTCCCGTCGCTGTTCGACCTCTTCTTCGACCGTACGGGCCTTTTCAAGCGGGGCCAGTCCAAATTCGGGTTGTCGGAGGAGGAGTTCGGCGTTTTCGCGCAGGAAATAGTAGGCCGCCCAAATGGCCCGCTCACGTTCTTCGCGGGGGAGTTTCATGTCCTTCGGCGGCAAGACTTCGAAGCCGAAGGCCCGCAGAAAATTGATCGCATCGAGCACCGAGAGCCGGAATCCGGGGGCCTCGAAGGGAGATTTTCCCATCGGGGTGAAAATGGATTCCATCAGCATCCCCACGGGGCCCATGGAGCGGAGGAAATTTTTCACTAGGGACCACTGCGAGCGGCCGGCATAGCGCTCGATAGCCCCGCGGATTTCTGCGATGGTCGTCCCCTGTAACTCTCGCAGACCTAGACCGCGGCCGAGTTGTTCCATCAGTCGCGCTGGGTCCTGGCCGGGCTGCCTGCGGGCCAACCGCGTGACCATGCCCACCGGCGTACGCGCGAAGCTTTCCTCGAGCTCCCGCCGCAGGACGACATCGGCCCGACGAAAGAGTTGACTTGGATCAAAGGGCATAGGAACCTCCTTCCCGCTGTTTTACCACAGCTCGGGGAGACTCCCGGGACGCTCATGCTCCCGGACGATGGCCCCCGGCTTGTGAACGACGCTCTGCAGGACCATCCGCAGGGCCATCTCCAGGGCATCCGGGCCGTCGTCATGCTCGGCTAGGGGAAAATCCTCCAGTTCCTCGACCAGGACCCGGCACCCTGGATGGCGGCGGAACCGCAGCTCCCGGTTGGCCAGATAGGGGCCGATCCTCCGGATCCGCATGATCTTCGGCTCCGTGTTGAGGACCGGCCACACGGGGACCCGGACCCCCAGCCGGGCCAGACTCTCCCGCTCCAGCTGCCGTTCCAGGAACCCGTGATACTGGTTCGACTCCACAGCGATCCAGCGGGGCCGATACTCTTCGAAGAGCTGGAGGGCCCGCCGGATCGTCTCCTCCGGAGTCCGCGGCTCGATCTCGGCATCGACAAAGAGGAGCCCCCGGTCGGTGGCCACACCCAGGACGACGATGGCCGTATCGTCCCCCGGGAGGTCCGCGCGACCTCGTGAGGGGTCGATGGCCATCACCCACCAGTCCACACGGGGTGGCCAGCGGTCTTCCTCCACCCACAGCCAGTCGCCGAAATAGCTGGCCGGCCACTCCGTCCCCGCGGCCTCCGCCGGGTCTTGCTGATAAAGGGCCGCGAAGGCCCGCAGGTCCTGTCTTCTCGTTTGCTCGAGCGCGTCAGCGTCGAGAAACGCCGGCCAGAGGGCCTCTCCTGGGGCCCGTGGATCCTCCCTGTGCCGTCTCTCCTCCCGGGCCAAGGCGGGGAGCTCCAGGACTTCCCAACTGTCCCCATCCTCCTGTTTGAGCAACCGCCCCACGAGGTCATCCTTGTGCCAGCGGGTCATGCAGACCACGATCCGCGCATCGCGTGACCGCCGGGTGAAAAAGTCACTCGTATACCACTCCCAGATCCGCTGCCGATACACGGGGCTTTCTGCCTCCTCTCGACTCTTAATCGGATCATCGATGATCCCCAGATCGAAGCGGAGTCCAGTGATCGCCCCACCAACCCCCGCGGCCCGGAAATACCCACCCTGGGGCAACTCCCAATAGTCATCCGTCCGCTTAAAGCGCCCAGAAGGGCGTTTCTCCGCCGACGGTAGAGCTACCCCGGGAAAGACCGCCCGATAGTCCTCCGCCTCCATGATCCGCTGGATGTCCCGACTATGGGCCTCGGCCAGGGTCGCCGTATGCGTGCAGGCGATGATCCGCGTCTGCGGCTGCCGCCCCAGGACCCAGGCCGGAAACCGTCGACAGACTAGTTCGCTCTTGCCGTGCTGGGGGGGCATGCAGACGATCAGACGACGGAGCTCTCCCATCACGAGTTCCTGGAGTTTCTCAGCCAGGAGCCGGTGATGCCAGTTCGTTTCGTAGTCCGGCTTCGTAAACTGAGTAAAGGCTAGCAGGGATTGGCGGGCCAATCGACGAGCACGCTCCCGCATCAAGATGGCCAGGCGGCGCTTTTCATTTGATGATCCGCTGGTAGCGGGAGATTTCTTCTTCGAGCTCATCGTCAGACATTTGCCAGACTGCGACCATGGCGAGACCGCCGGGGGCCTGGACCTCCACCTGCTGCCGGTTGAACATCTCGGGTTTCAGCCCTTTAAGGAGGAACTCGAGGAGCCGATCGCTCCCCGCCAGGGCCCGCCGCACCGCCTCATCGACCAAGAGATCGGCCAGCCGCTGCTGGGACTGGGCGAAGGCCGCAGCATATTCCGCCGACTGCTCCAGCCACTGATAGTGGGTTGTGCGGTTGATCCCCGCGGCCCGGGCCGCATCACTGACGACCCCGCACTGGGCATAGGCCGCCAGAAAGGCGGTCTGTTTCGCCGTCAAAGCCACCTCCCCAGCGGCCTTTTTCTGGAGAGGGGATTGATCGTTCGACTCCCGGGTCTTTTTCCCCCTGGGGGAGGGCTGATCCTCACTGGCTGGCTTCGCCTTCTTCGCCATATTCGCCCGCAGGTGTGTTTCAGGAGCTGATACCCCGCTTGCCGCGGGTGATCCCTAGTGTATCCAGTCGGAGATGGCCTGAGCCAGGAGCATCACCACGAACCCGGCAATCGCGGAACTGAGATAGAGGATGGCGGAAACCTTCGTGCAGAGCCCCGTGGACCCATTGCCAAAAAGGGTCTTTTCGGCCCGGTCGAGACGGCGGTGATGATCGGCGTAGATCACCCGGATCTCCGCAATCCCCGCCTGGATATCGGCCAGTTGACCTCGAAACTCCTCCCGCTGCTCCAGAAGTTGCTTCTGGAGGGCCTTCACGTCCTGTTGCATCTGCTCCAAGAGGACCTCCATCACCAGTCTCCTTGAGGGTCAACAATTCCCCGCACCGCCCAGCCGTCGGCAAAGGGGTTCGACCGGAAATAACTCTCTGGGACGACCGCGAAGCCCGCCTGGCCCCAGGCAGTGCCCCAGGAGTTGACGACCTTGATCCCCCATGTCTTGCGTTCACGATGATAGAGCAAGCCGACACCACACATCGCGTGCCCACCCCCGCCCCCGCGATAGTCGGCCAGCCAGCCGTCCGCCTGGACGCGGAAGTTCCACCCCACGAGGATCCCTAAGTTCACCGGAAAGCCGAGCAGGAGGGCCGAGGCCAAATGCTCGAAAGAGGGACAATCCCAGGCCTCCAAGATGCGGAACTTTTTCGCCTCGTCCTTCCAGCCCGAGGCCCACCGCCGCTGCCGCCACTCCATCTCCGGCACCGTGGCCGCCGTGCAAACACCGTCCTTTTCCAGGGCCTTGATAGCGTCCGACAGA